TTCCGATCCGACCAGGGCGCCGGTCATGCCGGTGAGCACCGCGGTAACGACCGTTCGCAGCGTTCCGAATGCCACAGCAGCCTTGGCGATATTGCCTGGGATGAAGGACAGGAACTGGAGAACAGACGGGAGGACGGCCAAAACTGCCGTCAATGCGACCAGCGCCGCGGTCGTATTGCGAACAGGCTCCGGAAGAGCGCGAAACGCTTTCAAAGCAGGCTCGAGGAAGCTGATCATCGAACGAAGGCCAGAAACCGTCTTCGCGGCGGCCGGCGTAAATGCCTCGCCGAGTTCAACGGCCGCGAACTTGGCTGCATCGGCCAGCTTGGAGAACTGGGCGCCGATCACGTTATTAGTCGTGGCCGCTCCCAACCCGCCATACTGGCGCTGCATTCCAGAAATGATCGCCTTGAGGCCGGCGTCGGCGTTTAAGCGCTGATTCTCGGCTAACTTTAGCGTGTCTCCCACGCTATACTTCTTCCCCGTCTGCCGGGTGAGTTCGTCGGCCAGATATTGCGAAGCCGGGACGCCAGCTTCGCCAAGTTGCTTGTTGATTTCCTCGGCGTTGAGACGTTGCTTTACTTTGATCTGGCCCAGCGCCAGGCCGATCTGATTTAGCTTTTCTGCGGTACCCCCCAGAGCAGAGGCCGAGTCCGCGACCGCGCGCACCGTCCCCAGGAGTTCCTTCCCACGGAAGCCAAACGCCGACAGCATCGTCGTGAGGTTCTGCAACTCCGCGAACTCGAAAGGCTGCTGCAGCGACAGCTTCATCAAGTCGGTCAAAACGACCTTGGCCGCCTCGGCGCTCCCCAACATCTGCGTCAACGCGATGCGAGCCCGCTGGAAGTCAGATGTGATCTTAAGGATTCCGGCGCCGACGCCACTTGAAGCCAGGCCGATCAACGCCGCTTTCGCGCGGTCGAACTGCCGGTTCATCTGCTCAACCTGAACGCTTACGCGACCGAGCGCCCCGGTCGCCTGCGTCGACGCCGACTGCGCGGACCCACCGATCCCGCGGATGTTCTGGTTGAGCGCGTTGACGGCGGTCTGCGCCTGGCCGGTGCCGAAATCAACCTGAACGTAAATCCGATTACTGGCCATTTTGGTTGGATTGCTGCTGGTTCATCAATTCGTTTCGATACGCCTCGCGCTCTTCATGAAGCGCGCGAAGCAAACGAAACTCGTCATAGCCGACATCGGCTAGGTCAACTGCAAACCGAGCGGTGACGGCAAAGTCAAGGTCAACGACCCCCCGCAACCTGCCGCCCAACGGCGACTCCAGTACCGAGTCGAGGTAGCTGATAGGGCAGAGGGTGCAGGGGTTTTCACTGTCGTCGGACTCCGGGCACATACGGGCCCCTGGACAGAGCCCGTCGCGCCGAAACATCATCCGGAAGACCCTGCGCGGAGTAGGAAACTCCGGCAACTCCCCGGCGTCTAAAAATTTTCGACGCCATCAACCTCGTTCTCAATATGGTCAATGAGCGCGGCGAGAGCCCGCTCTTTGTGGACCAGAGGGATGGGGCCTTCGTAGCCGGTCGCCGATACCAAGCACTTATCAAACAGAGGAGCGGCTTCCTTGATCTTCACCGTCATCTGCGTGCGCCCATGCGGCAACGAGATCAGACCGAAAGCCGCCCGCCGATACAACAAGACCGCCTTCGTGCTGGGAGCCTTCAGGCGGATCGAAACCTCGGCGCCGTGGATCACGGCAGTGACAACAAACTCGCCACCGTCTTGCTCGATCGACCGCACATCGAAAGCCTTTAGGAGCTCTACGACGCGACCAGCCTCGATGGCATCCAACTCTGGCGCATTTTCCAGGCGGACGGACTGATACAACGCCAAATCGGCCTTGGCTGTCTCGATCGTTGTCGTGCTGGCTCCGCGGCCGAGCGACTGGAAAAACGTCTTGCAGGTGGACGCATGGGTCGCCCACGCTTCGTCGCTTGGGAAGCGAACCGGAACCTCGGTCGCGCCGCTCCCCTCAAGGCGAAGCGCGAAAACGTACTCATTGGTTGAATTGAACATAATTAGGCCAAAATGTTGTTAAGCGTGGTGGTGACCGCAAAGGTCACCAGACCGTTCGAGGTGTGCCACATGGGGGTTACCGTCACCTCGACCGTCACGATTCCATCAGCGTCGTTGACGACTGCCGTCGCAAATCGCATGCGCTGCCAGGTGCACGAGCATCCGTGATAGGTCGATCCCGTGATCAAGGCACCGGTGAGCGACCACGCCGCGGTCCCTTCGGTCTGCGCATACAGCAGCGCCAGTTCCGTCGAACCGTTCTTGAAACGCGCCTGAAATTTGAATCCGGGGACGCGATCGCCAAACTCGAGACGGCCGCGGATCGCGGCGCCCTGGTCGAGACCGGATCCAGGGTAGAATCCGGCGCCCTCGCGGACGGTGTTGTTCCATGTCTGCTCCAGCATCACGAAGTTTGCGTTGCTGACGTAGTCAACCCCGTTGATGGTGATCGCCGCCGAAGCAGCATTGAGAAACGCTTCGGTCAAAGAGGCGGGGACGGTGATGGTCGACGGCGAGACTACCTTGCCGCAACCGATGAAGTTCGCCGAAACCTTGGCGTTGGCGCGACCGGGCCCTGACATCAGCGAGATGGTGAAATCGCTGATAACGCATCCCACCAAAGCTCGATCCACGACAGCAGAGCCGCCCTGCCGGATCGCTTCAACGCAGGTGAACGCCTGCATGTTAATCGTGTCGGTTACGGGATCCTGCGGGACGCAGGTGTAGGTGTAAGCGCCCGACGCCGGAGTCGTCTTGGTCGTCTTCCCGAAGCCGAATGCCACAACCCAGGCCAGAAACTGGCTGGAGATGTACTTCTCGAAAGCGCCAGTCACGTTCCAGTGGCTTTTGTAGTTATTGGCGGCAAATTCGTTGCCTTTCCCGATCTCGGCCGCGTCGTTTTCCGTCGCCATATCGACGACCGACATTGCGGCGTTGAGCTTGCTGAAGGAGACGCACTCGGCTGCGGTCAGTGGCGTCTGGAGCGCAGTTTGCTTTTGCGCCGATACAGCAATCCTGGTTTCACGAATATTTGCCGACATTACTGTCCGTCCTCCTCGGTCTGCTCAATGGCCGGGTACACCTGCGAGAATCCGCGCACCATGTACTTGGTCAATTCGTCCTGATTGGCGCTCACTTGAACGGGCTCTTCGCCCGGCAGCGCCATCCAAACATAGTCAACAAGGTGTTTCATTAGTCGCCTGTCTCCTCGATAGAGATTTGAATTTCAAAATAGTCAACGCCCTCCGCATCGGTAAGGCGATTCGCTTCATCGACGTTCGGCGACAACGTTTTGTTCATCACCGGATGATGCCGAAACTTCAAACCACCGTTCGTCGAAGGAACCCCGTCGATGATCGTGTGGAGAAGGTCAAGAGAGGACTCGTTCTGCGAGCCACGGACGTAGATCAAGAAGCGATGCAACCACTGGTTCATGGCCTCGCTGGTGGCCGTGTTGGTGACGTTCCAGGCGACCAGGACCGACCCCGGAGCCATCTTGTAGACCGCCCGGGTGAGAGAGTTCTGGACCGGGTAAGCGTCGCCGTAGAAAGTGACGTTCTGCCGGCCCTGCAGGGCGAGGGCTAGCTCAGGAATATCACCCAGCTTGCTGACGACGGCCTCTCCTATCAACCGAGGGTTAACCAATTGGAATCACCGCACTCATCACGTAAATGCCGTATTCCGCCCGCGTGGCGGTCAACACGGATTGCACGTTCCGGCCCTCAAAACCGAACATCTGCGAAAACCCAACCCGCACTGCAACACCCCTAGTTTTCCGAACCTGGTTCTGGGCTTGATCCAGCTTCATCCTGGCGTCTCTTGTCGTTGCATCAGCACGGATCACGTTATCAATCGCCCGCCGCAAACTGTAGTTTTGCAGCGAGTTTCCCGTCAAAGACAAGTCGCGAATTGGCCGGTTCGTTCCGATCCCACGATTCTTCTTCAAATGACCCGACTTGAAGATTGCGTATGACTTCGAAAGCGGCTTTGCCGAGCGCCCGTCCGCGTCGACACCCTTCGCAATCCGCTCCTTGACGCTAGCGACCATCACGGTTCCAATCCTGGTCAAAGCCCCGCCATCCAGCCGCGGGCCCTTGATACGGACGGTCTGGTTTACTCTAACCCTAACTGCCATTTCGGTGCAAAAGTATCTGGAAACTTGATGCTATTGGCTGAGTTACCTCAACCACAAAATATTGAACATCGCCGATCCACATTTGATCGCCCGGGATCGGTGGTACCGGGAGAGCGTCCGGAAGGATCTCTATCCGCATAACCCGCCCCGGCGTCTCCATCTCGCCTTCAGCACTGTCCAATTCGACGAACTGGATCTCGGTGGTCACGAGATCCGTTGTCGAGCTATAGGAACCAACTTTCTCCGAGCGGAAAGCTCGATGGATCGTCGGATTCATGCGCTGAAGGCGAGATTCCCAGCCCATTACAGACCAGTGGTGACGATGGCGTAGCGGATGGTGACGCGAACCGGAGAACCGGTTCCGCCAAGTTCACCGGCACCGTTGTTATGAAGGACGAGAGCCGCATTGGAAGCAATGTCGGCGTCGTTCACCGGAATGACCGGGCGAATTTCATCGGTAGTCGCAGTCAAAAAACCGGTTGAGTCCACAATCTGCGAAGCAGATGCCCCGGAGCCGTTGGTGTACTTACACACCAAATCTGCAGCGGACTCGGTATAAACCGCCGCATAGTCGTAGATGACAACGCCGCTCAGGAGCTGAATCGCCAAGCCGGCACCGGGGGCCGGAACCAACGTCGCCGGTGTCGCCCGTAACGCCTTAACCTGAGCGATGGTGAGCGCAACTGAAGCGGTCCGCACCTCGTAGCCGGGCATGGCAACACCCGGGGAGGCGATCGCGCGCTTGAAAAATTCCTTACCCATGTTTTTTCCCTTTCGGCGGAACGGCCGCCGACACCGTTGAGGAGGGTTCCGGAGCCTGTTCGGCGCCATGAACAATCAGCCGGTTGTGGTACAGCTGCCGCAGCCGTCGCTCCGGCACTTCGCTCTTGGGGAACGAAGCACCGGGCTCAAGCAGAACGCCAGACAACGTCATGCCCTTGCGGACTGTGAAGCTGGCGTTCGGGTTAAAGCGGGCGGTGTTGATCAGCATGGCAACTATGCGACGATGCTGGCGAAGAAGTAACCAAGGTCCGCGGCGACGCGTTTCTGGTCGAACGCAGCCTCGATTTCGAGACGGTCCACCTTGTTACGTTCCAGGCGGAACCGGCTGACAGCGGACGCCTGGGTGTTGCCCAGATAACCACGCCAAGCGAAGGTGTAACCCGCCGACGCGGTCATCAATCCAGCCCGGGCGGGAGCATAGGACAGCAAAGCCCGTTTGCCGCCGATAAAGGCATTCGAGTCCGCCAAGCCCTCACCAGCCGTGTTCTGGATCGACTCCATCACAAGGATCTCTTCCAACTCAACCAGCGCCGCGAAGGCCTGCTTGGTTACGATTGCCGGGCGATCGGTTCCAGCCGTGTGCTTGATTCGATCAAGAACGTCGGGATGATCGACCAGAGCGTTCCAAACCTGGGCTCCAATCGTCAGTTTGTTGGGTTTCAACCCGGTCGAGAGCAGCACGGCTAACTTGGCCGCCCGGATGTTCTCAATGGGGCTGGAGTTGGGGTCGTTCCATTGCAAAACCTGACTGGCGCCGGGAGCAGCCGCGACACCAGTGATGTCGGTCGTCCAAACGCCAGCCTTAAAGAAATTGGTGCTGAATTCAATTTCTCGATTGAGCAAGGCTTGACGCGAAAGGAACTCCGTCCCTTCCGAATCCAGAGAAAAAACGCTGTCGGCATTGGCACGGACCTGGTCCGGAATGTCCTTGTGCAGCGCAAAAACGTCGCACAAATACGGCGTGTTGGACACCGAGTAAACGCCGCCGGCGGATTCCGCGCCAGGAGCGCGCTTCCGCATTTGGTTTCGGTTCCAGTCACCACGAGCATACTCGTAGTACAAGTCGGACTGCTTCTCAACCGAAATGACTGGGAAAACTTTGTCCGCCACGAATCCTTCGAGCGACTGCATGAAAGCAATCGAGAGGATCGAAAGCGGCCGGTTCACGTGAACTTGCGAAGGGCTGGGTTTCATTTAATTCTCCTGACCTGAATGGATGCCGTACTAATTACGGCTTGGGAGCCCGGCCGCTGAGTTTGAGCAGCACGGGGATGATTTGGTTCGCGACACCGGCCGTGAGGGCCTTGCCGAAGATTTCATTCGTGGTTGCGGCTGTAATAGCTTTTCCAGACGCATCGCTGGCCAATAGATCGCCGCAAGTGATCGTGCCGCCGCAAACAGCACGGCTGATCCCGGCGGTCGCCACAGTGGCCGCCGCACCCGCGGCGCTGGGGTCGTTCTGCAAGATGCCATCCACAACCGCGCCAGCGCCGGTCGGGTCGATTTGACCATCGGCCGCGACAGAAACGCAGAAAAACTGCTTGGCTGACAGATCCTGGCCAGCTTCCAGGGTGATGAGACTCAAATTTTCGTCGTACATTTTGGACAGTCCTCTTTTGGAGCTTTCTGAAAGCCGTTAGTTTTTGTCGTGGGTTTGGGCCGGGTTTGCGGCCAAATACTGTTCGTACATCCCGGGGCTCGCGGATAACTTCTTCGCGAAATCCTGATGCCAGTTGCCGCCATTTGCCTTAGCTTCGGCTTCGAGCTTTTCGAGCACCGCCGCGGAACCGCTGCTTGGCGGCAAAACCGAAGCAATTCCCTTGCTCTGCGCGTCGGCCTTCATGCGACGTAACTCGGATCGCAAGTCGGACGAAGAAAACTTCTTCGCAAGCAAATCCTGCGCCGCCTGCAGATCCATGCCGGCGATCGCGCACAACTCCATCACTTCCTCTGCCGATGCGACCGCAGGAGCCGGCGCAGGAGTCTGGGCGGCCGCGGTCGTCGGATTTTCGTTGGTTTGGGACATTGCAGTCTCCTCCTCGTCCTCTGGCTCCTTAGGAACCGGGATTTCATCAATGACCTTGTCCAAATCTTTCCGATCCGGGAGGTCAGCATCCGCTGCCACTGGGGCTACCAGGGGCGACTCTGGCGCCAAGTTCTCGCTCCCTTCGATTGGGGCGGGCGCTTCCATGCGGATAAACTTTTGTGTCGATCCCAAGGTCGACGACATCTCGTCGACAACTTGGCCGAAGGGCAACAATTCGTCGGCCATTCCCGCTTCGATAGCGCGATCGCCGAAATACAGCCGGGCCTCTGTTGCCGCGACAGCCTTTTCAGAAAGGCCACGATAGCGAGCCACACTCCCCACAAACATGCCATACAGGCGGTCGATTTCACCCTGGAGCTCGGTTTTGGCTGCATCGGAGAGTGGCTTGTGGCTATTGAAGTCCGTCTTGTGGGAGCCGGCATAAAGGGCGGTGTACTTAAGGCCAATGCTCGCGTCGTAACCGCTTTGGTCGAGGTGCATCGCGACCACCCCGACGCTGCCAACGCCACCGGTGCGCGAAACAAAAACCTTCTGACACGCCGCCGCAATCATGTAAGCAGCGGAAAATGCCTGGTCGTCGACCGCGGCCCACAGTGGTTTTGATTCCCGCACACTGAACAGGTAGTCCGCCAGGTCGTAACAGCCAGCGCACTCGCCGCCGCAACTGTCCACCCGCATGAGTATTCCCTTAATCAGCGAATCGGCCACAGCGTCCGCAACCTCTTCCTTGATCTGGCCGTAACTGGTCATGCCGGAGTACGCATCGAGCCAGGACGAGCGGTTTACAAGCGAACCAGAAACGTCGATAACCGCAATTCCTTCGCGCGTAACCCGGTATGATTTCCGGTCTCGCTCGTCATCCCCAGCTTTAATCACCGGCGCTTCTGGAAGGCCATCAATCTCGATCGACGGACCGACAAGACGCGAACCGACCTCGGAATTCAGAATCACGGCCAACTTCTCCGGCTGGATCAGTAGCGGAGTGCCGAAAACCCGCGTTGAAAGCCGGGACAAAAGTGCGCTTTTCGTTGGTTGTGTCACTGAACAATTCCCTCTTCTTCCAACTCCATGCCTACAAACATCCCCGACGGGCCAGCCTTGGGCTTTGAAGGCTTATTGGAGCCGTCCTTTTGCCCGTACTCCAAATTCAGAGCACGCTGGCGGCGAATGTCCTCGGCGTTCTCGGCGTCAATCTGCTCGACGTCCTCGCCACTTTCGGAAACAACCGCGGTCCGCGACGTCAAACCCTCGCGGATCTGCATGACCGCCGCGGTCGTATCCTTTACCGGATCCACCCACTTCCAACCCTGGGTCATCCACTTTACTTCCATGTAATCGGCGCTGTTCCGAACGAAGTCAGGCAGTACCAACTCCCCGCTAATCACAGCCCACCGCATCCACTCCTCAAAGTGGGGGCGGCAAAACTGAAACACAAAGCAGGAGTGCTGGATCTGCTCACACCGTCGGCGGAACTCCAGAAGCCCAGCACGAATCGAAGAGTAGTTGACCCCGGTCAGGTCGCCCGTCAGCTGCTCGTAGGTTACGCCACACCCCGCGGCGATCGCCCGCAGTTGCTGCTGCATGTACTTGTCGTACATTCCGCCGACGTCCGCCGTTTCGGCGATCGTGACGGCCTCGCCAGGCTGCAACTCGGTGAAAACGCCAGGCTCAACGTTGACCAACTCCGAGCCGGCAGAATTGAAGGCGCCCGCGACTGGATCGCCCACAGCGGGTTCGCCGTCGTTGGGCGAGCCTGTGATAAACCCAGTCAGCGCCGCCGCCAGGCCCTTGCGCGCCAGCTCAGCGTCGTCGTACTTTTCGAGCTCGTGGAGCTTCCACAGGACCCGACGCAGCCAAGGGAATCCCCTGAGTTGCTTTGGCCGAACCGAGTGAAAAACGTGGAGCAACTCCGAAGCCGGAACGCGCACCGTCTCCCCGTAACCATTACGAGCGGACGTCATCGACTCGGCCGGATGCGACTTCAGAAGATGGTAAGCCTGCCGCCGCCCGTCTCCATCGATCTCAACGCCACAAACAATGCGGTTCCCCTCTTTGGTCGACCTGCCGGATGCGGTGACGTGATCAACAGGCAAGTGGTCGCCCTCGATCAACTCCAATTGCAGCGGGGCCGGGCCCTTGGTCTGGTACCGATACCGAGCCAGAATTTCTCCATCGTTGACCATGGCGCGAAACGCCAAGGCTTGCAAACCGTAATAGTCCGTCCGGTTGTCGAAATCACACCGGTCCGTATAACGACGCCACGCCTTATGGATGGCCTTTCGCACCTCGGGGCTCTGGTGTAAGGAGATCGGCTTTATGCCGGTACCAATGAAGTTGGCGACCAGAGCGTCGACGGCGTTCCCGCCGTAGGGCGAGTTTCGCTCGGCCTGGCGCGAGCGATCACGCGTCCGCTCGAGGTCGCCCATCGCGATATCGTTGGGCCCCATCGACGGCGCAACCCAGCCGGAGGACCGCCGACCCGTAGACGCGGCCTGGTTCGCCGACGATGCGCGCGGCCGTGGACGAACCGAAGCGGCGCGCGCTGGCGCGGCGCTTTCCTTCACTTCCGGCGCTTCGAGTTTCAGTAGGGTGAGGGCCATTACAGTCCGCTGCTCGTGTAAGTCTTCACGCGCCGCCGCCGGGTGGTCCCGGAGACCTTCGCCTTTTCCGCTTCGAGGCGATTCAAAATCCGCTCGACCTTCTCGGGATCGTGCATTCGCAACATGCGATCGCCTTGCCGAATCTCCTGGGCTCCAGAAAAGAAGTTCGCTTTGGCATCGTCCTCGATTTTTTGAAGTTCTTCCGCGGTGAGGGCCATAAGTTACTGCGTAAAGCGAAATCTAGTCCGACGCCCTTTCGACGGCGAAACGGCAGAGACCGGAGCCACAGCCGCCGCCGGTTGGTCTTCGGTGACCGTGTTTGGCGATCGCTCCGCCTCAACCAGCCGTTGCGCATGCATGCCAAGAATGGCCTCGAGGCGGGCCCAATGCCCGTCCGTCATTCGATCCAGGCCCCAGCCGCAAGCGGCAATGCGGTTGTAAACGCGGACGTCGAGCGCCTCGTTACGCGCCCGTTTCTTCTCCCAGTGCGACGTCTTATAACCGAACCGATCCGCCTTCGTTACCAGCTGCTCCGCCGTGATTTGCTCGAAATATTCGAGATTATACTGCGGAAAATGGCAGTATCCATTCGGATACTCGCCGCCGTCCTCGGGCTTGTTTTGATTCAGCCAACGGTACAACTCTTCTTTGACGAAGCCGACGTTACAAGGCCACACCTTCAGGCCCGTCTTGATCTTCTTCCCCATCGGGCCCACTTCAACCGGCGAAGACGCGCCAAGAACGGACGGCGCTTTTGCGTCGCCCTTAACCATCATCACGGACGAGCCCTTACCGCGAGCCCAATCCACCACACGGTCCGAAGCGTAGCCGTGGTCGATCGCAAAACGCATAAGGCGCATTTCCGGCCCGGCCTCGCAGGGCCAAGTCCCCTCAAACACCTTCGTCAGGTCCGCCCAGACAGTCTCTTCCTTCGTGCTTCCCTGCAAGACGATGTAATCCACAGACCACGACTGCTTGCCGCGCCCCCAGGCGGTAATCTCAACTTCGATGCGGTCCGCCTGCACGTCGGCCGCACCAGTCAAGAACAAACCGCCCATGGGAACACGGCCGATCGCGTAGTTCTCGCGACGCTCGTAAAGCCGATGCGCGTCCGGCGTTTCTCCGGACATTGCGTAACTCTCGCCCTGCACGGTGTTGACGAACACCTGCATGCGTGAGGTCGAAGCCTTGGCCTTCTCTGCCTTGACGGCGATATCACCCCAGGAAAGCCAGCCCACCGGGGAATACAGGCCGTTGATCGCATAACCCCGCGTGGTGGGCTCACACTCCGCAGTCGGTACCCAACTGCCGTGCGGAAGGATCTCCTCTTTTTGGTAGTTCTGCATCATTCGACTGCAGGAAGCACATTCGTACTCGGCCAGGTGGGGCTTGCCGGAAGCCCAGCGCAGCTGGCCAAACACAAGCGGCGACATCACGCCACAGAAGGCGCACGGCACGTTGAAGAACCGCCGGTCGGTTTCATCAAAAGCCGTGTCGATTCGGCTTCGGCCGGTCACGGTCGGCGTCGACCCCATTAGGATTTTGTGCGTCGAAGAGAACGTAAGCGTGCGGGCCACCGCCAAGTCGATCGGGTCGCCTTCCTCGTCGACGTCATGCGGATAGGCGTCAACCTCATCCAGGCCGAGGTACTTCGCCGGCATCGACCGCAGTCCGGTCGAAGAATTGGCGCCGGTCATCACCAGAACCCCGCCAGCAAAATCTTTTTCAAGGATCGTGTTGCCGGAATCCCTGCTTTTCATCTCCGACACCTTGGCGCGAAGAACCGGCGTCTCCTCGATCATCGGTGCAATACGCTGCTTGGAGTAGCGCTTGCACATGTCCACGGTCGGCTGAACGAACAATGTCGGGCCAGGCGCATGGTCGATGATGTAACCACCCCAGTTGTTCATGACCTCGGTGAATCCCACCTGGGCTGGCTTCCGCACCACAACGCGGCGGACCGGTGAGTGCGTCGAAAGGCAATCCATAACTTCGCGCCAATACGGAGTCTTTGCCGTGCGATACCGGCCTGTCTGTGCCGAGGACTTCTGGCTCAAGCGGCGAAACTCGTCGGCCCACTCCCACACCGATAGAATCGGGTCAGGACGCAGAGCATCGGCGATGATCTCACCGATGAACTGGCTAACCTGCGCTGGTGTTTGCGAAGTCGCTGAGGGATTCATGGAATGCCGCCGTCAAAATCTGCACCACTTCGTGTGGGTCACTTGTGATTGCGAGTTTTTCGGACAAATTGTTAGGGATCGCGAGGATGCTGTCACGCAACCCGCGGAATCGGTTGAACACTTCGACCTTTACTTGCGCCGAATCAACCAGCTTTTTCGACTTTTCCTGGTAATCCAACTGCGCGAGGCGGGCGTGATAGTGCTCTTTTACCGCGCGGGCCTTTGAGAAATCTGGCCCCTTATCGGACTCTGCGGCGCCGGCCAATTCGGCGAGTGGCCCGGAACGCGGCGCATGCGGCGAGTCCTTCCCGCGAGTGTTTAGCTGGTGGTTTGTCCGCATCTGCCACAGCCGATCGGCCGCTTCAGAGTCAATCTTCTTGCCAGGTGTTAATTTAATTCGCCCGGCTTTGATTGCATATTGCACTGCAAATGGACGGCACCCGCGATGCCGCGCGTACTCATTTATGCCCATTTCAGGCATTAGGCGGCCACCCTCTCGGCAAGGCGCTCGGCCTCGACTTGGGCGAACGTGCTGCCATCCTCGTGAACAGCCTCGAGTCCGGTGTAGTCCTGCCAGCGTTTAACGATGACATCCGCATACTTCGGATCCAACTCCATCAATCGGCACTTCCGATCCAGCTTTTGACAGCCGATCATCGTCGTCCCGGATCCGCCAAAGAGGTCAAGAACGAGGTCGCCAGCCTTCGAGGAGTTACGCAGTGCGCGCTCGACCAACTCAACCGGCTTCATCGTCGGATGCAAGCGGTTCGCCGCGGGCTTCTTCTCCTGCCACAACGTCGACTGCGTCTTGTCGCCGTACCAGTTGTCTTTCTGGCCGGTGACGTGGACATAAAACATCGGCTCATGTTGGAACTTGTACCGGCCGAATCCCCAAGCAAACGTGTTCTTCGCCCAGATGATCTGGCAGCGAACCTCGAAACCGGACAACTCCATCGCGTTCTGGAACTCGCGCTGGAATGAAGAGGGATGGCAAACGTACATCGAAGCACCGGCCTTCACCGAGGCGCGGTAATTGGCAAACACCTGCTCCAGGAAGTGCACAAAATCACCGACAGACATCTTGTCGCTCTCGATTTTCAGCTTCTCTTTCGTATAGCCCTCGTAATCGACGTTGTACGGAGGGTCGGTGAACACCAAATCAGCCGACATGCCGCCCATCAAGCGGGAAACCTGCTCGGCGTCGCACGAATCACCAACTAACAAGCGATGTCCGCCCATCTGCCACAGGTCGCCGCGGACCGAAACCGCCTGCTCAGCAACTTCTGGAGCGGCATCGTCGTCGGTGTTGCCGGCCTGGGGATCGACTTCGCCCGTCTCCAGTAGGACATCCAATTCCTCCAGGGAAAAACCCGTCAACTCGAGGTTGAAGTCCTCCCCTTGAAGTTCCCCAAGCTCCACTTTCAAGAGTTCTTCGTCCCAGCCGGCCAACTCGGCCAGCTTGTTGTCGGCGATGATGTACGCTTTCTTCTGCGCCGGTGTCATGTGCGTCAGCACAATCACCGGAACTTCAGTCAGGCCAATCAGAAGAGCCGATTTCAATCGGCAGTGCCCGGCAAGAATACCGTCCGTCTCGTCAACCAGGATGGGATTGGTAAAGCCAAACTCCAGCATCGCTAAGGCGACCTTGGCGATTTGATCGTCCGTGTGCGTTCTCGAGTTCCGGACGTACGGAATCAAGCGCGCAACCGGCCACATCGCAATCTGACGCGCCATCTCCGGCAACGCAATCTTTGCCGGATCGGTCGGGTTACGCGCTGCCATGAACTCCCTTCAAAGCCCAAACATAGGAGCCGCCGCCGGCGTCCTGGAGGAAAGATTGAGAACTTCCGCCGGGCAGCATCGGGGAGGTTCGGCAGGTCATCGGGCGGATGTATGCGCGTTTGGCATGGCCGCGTCTATTCCGAATCACATCAAATCTTTGCTGACGGTCGAGGTCATCGACAGCCATTTCGCAAAGATACTGTTTGAATTCGTCGTAAACGGGAATGAGGGTTTCTGAGGACACGTGTGGTGTACTGCCCGGCGAGGAGTGGATTAAAGAGAGCCTCGGCCCTCACCGCTGGATCCAGCGTTCGGGGCACTGGAGCGGTAAATCATTCTATTCTTAATACCGAGTTCCTTCCGGCTGTGTCAACAACTTTTGCAAACCAACGGCCAATTGGTCAGACCAACGCCAATTTTGGTTGTTCAAGGGGGCGCCTATAAGCGAAACTTATCCCAGCCAAACGTTTTATAAGTTTCCCACTAGCGTAACGGTGCAAGCGGGAAACCCGCGACGGGCCCGGCCGGGTAGGACCCGTGCGAGGCCGCCAGGCGGCGGGGGGCCGGGGCGGGCCCGGGGGGGGGCGGCGGGGCCGGTAGCCCGGCGGGGGCCGGTCGCCCGGGCGGGGCGGCGGGGGGGCGGGGAGCC